TCAGGGTGCTTTTTTATTTTATGTATCTTTGTAAAAAGATTTTCAAATGATAAATTCTGTAAGAAATACTGTACTTGCTATTATCAATAAAAATAACTACGGATATATATCTCCAGGTGATTTTAATTTGTTTGCTAAACAAGCACAGCTAGATATATTTGATGAATATTTTATAAGATATAATCAGCAAATAAATGAAGAGAACGCAAGGATATCTGGGACAGGGTATGCTGATATTAAAAAAGGATACGAAGAAGTTATAGATACTTTTTCTATCACATCATTCTTAACTCAAAAAACTCAAAACGTTTATTATGTACCTTCAGCATCTACAACAGGTTCTGATTATTATTTACTAAATAAAGTATTGTGTTTTTCTGGAGGTAGTCTAAAGGGTGAAGCTGAAAAAGTAACGCATAGTAAAATTACTATGTTAAACAGCTCACTGCTTACATCTCCATCTAACACGTTTCCTGCTTATACACAAGAAGCAGATGAAATAACAATTTATCCGAATACATTTAATGGAGTGAATGATATTCAAGCTCAGTACATTAGATATCCTTTAGACCCTAAATGGACTTATGTAACTTTATATGGAGGTGAGCCTTTGTTTGACCAAACACAAGCGGATTACCAAGACTTTGAATTGCCTATTGATGATTCAAATAATTTAGTAGCTAAAATATTGCAATATGCAGGTATATCAATTAGAGAAGCTGATGTGTTTCAGTTTGGGCAAATAGAAGAACAACAACAAAATCAAACTAATATTTAATCATGGCTTATATAAATCAACAAAAATATTACACAAATGATGGTGTAAATCCTACAGATGAAAATTGGGGGTCTTATCAATATGTTACTTTAAAAGATATAGTTAATAATTTTGAATTAATGTATGCTGGAAATCATGAGTTAATTAATAATGAAAACAGATTTAAAATATTGTTTCATGCAAAGCGTGGTATACAAGAATTAAATTATGATGCATTTAAAGAAATAAAAGCATTAGAGCTTCAAGTATACGATGACTTAAGGTTTGTTCTTCCTTCAGATTATGTAAATTGGGTAAAACTATATTTGTTAAAAAACAATACTTTAAGGGAACTAGTAGAAAACATTCAAGTTCAGTCAGCTAATTCATTTGTGCAATCAGGAACTTCATCTTTTACTTATGATGGAGATGGAAACGCAACAATAATAGACTCTGACTTAGATACTGAAAGAAAAAGCGGAGCTTTAAACAGTATCTACTTAAATCAAAACAATGAAGGCGACATCAATACTGTTTGTAATGATTGTGACGATGATTTATATAATTCAAGAATTGGAGCTAGATATGGTTTAAATACTGAAACAGCTAATATTAACCCTACGTTTACTATAGATAAAAAAGCTGGTGTTATTAATTTTGATTCAACTATGGCTAATCAGCAATGTGTTTTGCAATATATATCAGATGGTATGGAAAGCGGTGATGACTCTAAAATAAGTGTAAATAAATTATTTGAAGATTATATATATGCTTACATACAATATGCTATTTTAAATAGTAAATTTGGAGTACAAGAGTATATTGTTAATAGAGCAAGAAAAAATAAACAGGCTTTGTTAAGAAATGCTAAAATCAGATTAAGTAACATTCACCCTAGTAGATTGCTTATGAATCTTAGAGGTGAAGATAAGTGGTTAAAATAAAATGGCAAACATTCAAAGAAATTTTATAGCGGGCCGAATGAATAAAAGCCTTGATGAAAGGCTTGTCCCAAATGGAGAGTATATAAATGCTGTAAATGTTAGGCTTGGTTCTACTGAAGATTCTGAGATTGGTGCTGTTGAAAATTCTAAAGGAAACCTTCCTTTAACAGAATTACAATATGTTGATGGAACAAAACTAAGTTCTCAAGCCAGATGTATTGGGGCATTTGAAGATGGAGCAAATTTAGTTGTTTATTGGTTTGTTCATGACCCTGCATTTACTCAAGGAGCTACAGGTAAATTAGATTTAATTGTTTCTTTTGATGTTGAAACTGGAGAGTTAATATATCACGTTATTAGTATAGACAATGGTGATGGTATAAACACAACTTTAAATTTTAATCCAAACTTTTTAATTACCGGCGTAGATAAAATAGATAATCTTTTATTTTTTACTGATAATTACAATGCGCCAAGAGTAATTAATATAAATCAAAATTATGGAGACCCTAGGCCTGCTGTACTTACAGATGATTTTAATGAGGATGAAATTTTAGTTATTAAAAAACCTCCTACAAGTGCTCCAACAATACAGCCATTTAACGTAGCAAGTATTGCAGACGCATATTTGCAAGATAAATTTATTTGTTTTGCGTACAGATACAAGTATGCTAACGATGAGTATTCAGCTATTTCACAATTTAGCGAACCTTCTTTTGTTCCAGGTCCATTTAATTTTAGTTCCAATAGTTTTTTAAACGAAGGAATGATAAATACTAAAAATGCGTGTAATATTACATTTAACACTGGTAGCAGTAAAGTAACAGATGTTCAAGTTTTATTTAAAGAAGCGGATTCTAATGTAATTAAAGTAGTTGAAACTTTTAACAAACAACAAGAAGGGTTTACTAACAACCAAGATAGAACAATAGCTTTTACAGATAGAAAGATATTTACAGTACTACCTGACTCGGAAATATTAAGGCTCTACGACAACGTGCCTCAGCTTGCAAAAGCTCAAACATTAATGGGAAACCGATTAGTGTACGGTAATTATTTTGAAGGATATGATTTAAAAGATAATTCGGGAGCTAAAGTAAACTTTACTTTTGTTGCAAATTTACTATCTGAGTTAATTACTTCAGAAGATTTAATTTCAGATGCTTTTATAGGCCCTGAATATACCTATGGCTCAACTGTATCAATTGATGATAGTGCTTTTTATGTTGATTTATCAACGCTTTTACCTTCGGGTATTACACAACCTGAAAACAAATTAATACCAGGTGCTACACTTACTTTTGATGTCGGCTATGGGTATTCAGCAAATGCTGTGACAGGAGCTCCAACTCCAGTTCCGCCAGTTGCAACAAACTTCTTTACATGGTCTTATACTTTAATTGATAGTTATAATACGGTAGCTGATTTAGTAGCGAGTGATGATTTTCAAGAAAAAATAGGAACTGCAACTACTATTCAAACGGTGGCTAATGCTGGTAATGGAAGAACAATGACTGATGTTTTTAATATTAGTTTACCGGCTGCTTTTGATAATAATTTTACAAATTTACTACAATCAGGTCGTACAAGCTCAACTTCACCATCCCCTGCAGTAGGTGAACCGTTAGGAGTATTACCACCTCCATTAGAAGGAAATGCAAACAGATTTGGTATACAGTTAAATGCAGCTCAATACACAGACCCAGTTTCTTTTTCATCAGTATATGCTTATTGGAGAGTTGTTGAGGTTAATGTAAGGTTTCAAGAAAGTCCTTCAATAGGAAGTTTACATAGTAACAGAGGATATGAAATTGGTATGGTTTATATGGATGACTATAATAGAGCTTCAACAGCTCAAGTTAGTCCTTTTAATTCTGTAAATTTACCTTGTAGTGTGTCATCTTCTCGTAATTATATTCAAGTAGATATACCTCCAACTCAAATTGCTCCATCGTGGGCGAGTAAATATAAGTTTGTTATAAAACCAACAGCAACTAACTATGATACTATTTATAGTAATATAAATTATTATGACCCAACTACTCAAGCTAGTTATTTTTTATTAGATGGTGAAAGCGCTAATAAAGTTGAAACAGGAGATAGATTAATTGTTAAAGGTGATTCAAGAGGTGCATTGAATAGATGTGTCTATGCAACTGTTCTTGAGAAACAAACACAAACTGCAGGGTTTTTAGAAATATTTGATTCAACAGGAACTAAAGTAGATGTAGTTGGTGGAACGTATATGAAGATTAATGCTAGCAATTTTGCATCTGTCCAGGCAAATGATGCAGTTGTTGGTCCAACATCAAATAATGTAAAAACAGCAAATCAATTTGATAGATATCCAGTTGTTGCGTATGAATTGTTTACTACAGTAGATTATGCTTCTCCTTTAACAGATGTGTATAATGTATATGATGTTCCAGTGGGCACTAGAATAGTTATGACAATTGAAATGACAAGGGATGGTACTGGTCAAACATCTTGTCAGAAAAGAAATTATTTGTTAGAAAAAACATTTACAGCATCCAGGGATTATGATAATATGGCTAATTGGTTTACTGGTGATAACATATCTAGTGTTTTATCTTCTGGAACTCAAGACAGTGTTAATCCTATTGGAAATGTATTTATAACTCCTCAAGTTTCTAATGCAGCATCGCCTTCATCTGGTAATAATAAAACAAATCAAGAATTAAGAGACGCAAACTTGTTTGGTTCTACAGCAGGAGCACCTTCGCAAAATTTTTATTACAGAATATATGAAGATACAAGTACTCAAGACCCAAGTGGAAATAATTTAATTTACTTATTAGTGTCAGGACCTTCGGGATGTGGGTCAGAAGATAATGAAAAAGCAAGAGTCGAAGTTAATTTTACAGTATATAGAGCTGATTCCACTTATATATTTGAAACAGAACCTGAAGAAGCTTTACCGGATGTATGGTATGAAAACAGTGAGTCTTACGACATAAGCAATGGTTTGCATTTAGGTAATGTTCAAAATCAAACTTCAACTCAATCAGCTAAAATAAATACTGGATTTATAAACTGTTTTACATTTGGAAATGGAGTTGAAAGTTATAAAATAAGAGATTCGATAAAAGCTAAATCATTTGGTTTAGGTAATAGGGTCTTTACTACATCAAATGAAGAATATAAAAAAGCACATAGGTTTGCTGATTTAACATATAGTGGTGTGTTTAATGATGAATCTAATGTTAATAGATTAAATGAATTTAATTTAGGTTTAGTAAATTTTAAACCATTAGAAGAAACGTATGGTGATGTAGAAATATTGTATGCAAGAGAAACAGATATACTTGTTTTACAAGAAGATAAAATATCTTACGTTCTTGCTGGTAAAAATTTATTATCAGACTCAACTGGAGGTGGAGTAGTTACATCTGTGCCTGAAGTGTTAGGGACGCAAATAGCTAGGATTGAAGAGTATGGTATTAGTAATCACCCAGAAAGTTTTGCTGTATTTGGACAAAATAAATTTTTTACCGATGCTAAAAGAAATGTAGTTATTAAATTAACAGGAAGCTCAGCTCAAAACGAAATACTTACGGTTATATCTAATGAGGGTATGCGAAGCTGGTTTAGAGATTTATTTGCAGAAGCTTCAGCAACACAAAAACTAGGGGGTTATGACCCTTATATGCAGGAGTATGTCTTTACGACAAATACAATTGTAAAACCTGAAACAGAATTATGTACAGCTTGTGGTGTAACAAAAAACATCACAATTATTGCTGGGCAAGAATTTGTCTACTGTGTTGAAATTGGGGAAGATGTAGGACCTCCATCAAAACTGTACTACGTTGAAATAGATTATGTAATACCCTTTGAGAACACTGACTTAATTGTAACAGAGGGAACAGAACAGCAAATAGTTTCAGAAGCTGGTGTGGATTTGGAAACTGAAGGTCAAGTCTCTGGAACTGGATATACAATACAAGCTATATATGATGGAGTTACATACACGACAGGATTGGTTTATCAGAGTGGAACATTAAAATTTCCAAAACCAAACCCTACTCCAACTGAA